AGCACCTACCCTTGTAAGGTTTAGCCGGACGCATCTTCTTTCCTGTTGACTTGAGCCAATCCATCACTCACCTCCAAACTCAGCAGCATATCCATCAGCGACTGCACGCTGCTCTGTCTCGTTCAGTTTCCCCCACCAGTGCGGAGCCTTGTCGTCGTTGTCCTCGTCCAGTCGCCCGTCCGGTGTCTCGACTGTACCGTTGGACCCGTCGCCACCGAGAGGCGTTGGGTTCTTGGCTTCGCTCAGGATTTGCCACAGCTTGCAGTACAGAGCATCGCCCGCCTCTTTGCCCAGGATGGATTCAAAAGGGACGCACTCTGCTACTTGGTCTGCGGTCCAGTACTTCAGTCTTTCTGGCATGTTCATCATGCACCTCCTTCGGTGTTCTCTTTGGCGCGCTTAAGCGACCACTCTGCCCGTTCGCGCAGTGACTCTACGAGTGTCTTGTTGAACTCAGCTTTAGTGAGCTTACGTGCGCGTGCCTCCAACCCAATGTGGGCTTTCACTTCTTCCAGTGTGATTTTCCTGCCGACAAGGTTGCCGTTGCCGTCAGGCACTTGGACTACGGGGTCATTGGCAAGGCGCATCATCTCGTATCGCATGTAGACTTCTTCGTAGTTTGCTTCGGTGATTTTGTAGATGCCGATAAACTGCGCACCATGCTCAAGTGTGTAGGGGAATAGGTTGTTGCTCATCACTCACCTCCCTTGGTCGCGAGCACATCA